TGGATTCCTACAGATTTCTAGAGGATTTAAATTTGGATCCTATAGTAGAAAATAATTTGTCCAGATTGTTGGATAGGACTGTTCAAGGAAGTGACCAAGTATTTACCACTCCGTTAGTGAATAGCAAGTCTCCTGATCAGATCCTATCTGACTGGGATGCAATCTTTTCCGCGAACTCTTCTATCATGGAAAATGAATTACAAGCGTTAGAAGAATCAAATCGTTCTAAGTACGGCCCAAGGTCTTTAGCGAAGCCATGGAGTGAACGAGTTGAAGGCGTCCGAGAGTATTTCACTGATGATACCTCGAAATATGAACCTGATCCCATTGAAGAGGTGAAACGTCACACCTTAAGGCCTATTTCGACAGAAAAGGCATTAACATTTATTCGGAATAACACTAATTCTGGTCTACCTTACTTCACAAGGCGGGGCGACCTTAAGGAGATTTATCTTCAAAACGAATTAAGCCTGTAAGACCGAAAAGACCCTTGCGTGTTATTCACTCGAACCCAGGAAGATGAGAAGACTAGACCTGTCTGGGGATATCCGATGTCGGATAGCATCCAAGAGCTCAAGTACCATCGACCTTTGTTAGGGTATCAAAAGGAAATGGTCTGGAGATCAGCTTTGAGTGGACCTGCACTCATTGACCGAAGAATTACTCAATTGATAGATGACGCTCGTCAGAGTAAGGATTCACTCGTTAGTATAGATTTCTCGTCTTACGACACGAGCCTAAAATTTAACTTACAGAAGGCAAGTTTTGACTATATCAAAGCTAAATTTCAACAACGATATCATTCAGAGATTGACTCTTTGTTTGAAAGATTTAATACTATTGAATTAGTTACACCAGACGGAATCTGGAGTGGACGGCACGGTGTACCTTCCGGGAGTACCTTTACCAATGAGGTTGACTCTATCGCACAGTATCTTGTAGCCAAGACAGTCTTGAAGGAAGAGAGCTTTGACATTCAGGGTGATGATGGAGCGTATGTTGTCCCGACGCATAGTGTAGACGGGCTTAAAGAGGCTTTCCGACAAGCAGGATTGAATGTGAATGAAGAGAAGAGTTACATTAAAGACGATAGTTTCGTATATTTACAAAATTTGTTCAGTCCGAAATATCGTTTATCTAATGGAATAATTGGTGGTATCTATCCGACATATAGAGCTCTTAATCGGTTAGTTTATCAAGAGAGATTTGACGGGTTTGTGGAGTATGGTTTAGATGGTCGCGACTACTATTCCATACGGGCCATCTCCATTTTGGAGAACTGTAAACACCATCCACTGCACAGTGAACTCGTTAGGTTTGTATATGGTTTAGATAAGTACAAACTGGAATTCAGTGAAAGTGGTCTCAACGCCTTCTCTAGAATGAAGCGCGACCAAAGCGGTACTGATGATATCTTCATGAACCAG